CGGAGCAGTCGCCGCAGCAATCGTTGTTACCAACATTGCCATGGCACTCAACCCATTTAGCCTGATTGCTGCAGGAGTTGCGTTGCTAGTCATTGCCCTAGTCGCCGCCTACAACAAATTTGAGTGGTTCCGTGACGGAGTAAATGCAATCGTAAACACCGTGATCGGCTTCTTTGCTGGCATGGTTAACGCTGCCATCGGCGCGGTCAACGCAATCATCAGCGCCTACAACTCCATTCCGCTGTTACCAGACATTCCAAAAGCACCGACAGTTCCCGTGCCACAACTCGGCGCTACTGCAGCTGCACGCCCAGTCGCAGGTCGTTTAGGTATCCCGCGAATGGCCGAAGGTGGCATTGTGACCGCACCTACTTTGGCGCTTATTGGTGAAGCAGGCCCAGAAGCCGTAGTGCCGTTAGACCGCATGAATACTGGCGGGGGAGTAACTGTCAACGTCACAGGGGGACTCTCGACTAGCGCAGAGATCGGTCAAGCCGTGGTCAACGCATTACGCGCCTACTCACGGAGTGCAGGGCCGTTGGCTCTGAACATTGCCTGATGCCTGGCACAGCTGTAGTTGATTCAGGTAACTATGACCTGCAGGTTGCTACAGGATTTATCCAAAACGGGTTCACACTTGATTCCGAATATAAAGGAATTTTAGACAACACCGCTTACGTGCTAGATGGTGACAGCGAGTTTGCCAGCATCATGGATTCAACAACAAGCATTACGGTAAAGCGCGGCAGACGCGACATTGGTGACACGTTTAGCGCTGGCACAATGACATTCACCATCCAAGACGTTGACGGCATCTTTAACCCGTTTGACGAAAACAGCCCGTACTACGACACCGCTGAATCTAAGCCTGGTCTTGCACCAATGCGTCAGGTCAAGTTAATTCGATACAGCTCAACCGATGTTGCCGAACTGCTGTATTCGGGTTATGTCGTGAACTATGACTACAACTTTGCACTTGGCGGTCTTGACACCGTGACGGTGTATTGCGCTGATCAGTTTTATTTGCTGTCACAAACTTATTTAGATGAGTTTAACCCATCAGCCGAACTATCGGGTGCGCGCATTGAAACCGTGCTTGATTTGCCAGAAGTTGATTTCCCAGCTTTAGCGCGCAACATAGCCACAGGCACCGTCAACCTCGGACACGACTCCGCGTACACCGTGCCGGCAGGAACCAACGTGCTGCAGTACATTGCCCAGATCAACGACACCGCCGAGTTTGGGCGTCTGTTCATGTCGCGTGACGGCGTGATCACATTCCAAGATCGCATAGGCAACACCATTTCGGCATCGGTCGCCGACTTCCATGATGACGGCACAAACTACAAGTACAACGGCGTGGGCATTTCATTCGAGGCGGACGCCGTAGTTAACCGCGTGGTCGTTACAGGCTTGGATGGCACTACCGCAACCGCAACCGACGCGGCATCTATCGCCGAATACTTCATACAAACCAACAGCATCACAAACAGCCTGTTGCATGAAGCAGGAGAAATTACGGCGGCAGCGTCCTACTTGCTTAACCCGCAACCAGAAGCCCGCTACACGTCAGTAGAAACCGCATTTTTAATGCTGACCACAGCCCAGAAAGACACGCTCGCAACCCTAGAAATAGGCGACACGATCACCGTAGAAAAGACATTTCCGAGCGGTGCCGGCACAAGCCAATTAGCGCAAGAACTGTCCGTTGAGGGCATCGAGCATTACCTGGATTTTTCTACAGGTCACCGAGTGCTTTATTCAACTGCACCTACAACGGTCGTTTACCAGCTGATTTTGGACTCGGCCTTGTATGGCACACTTGACGAACTGAATGTCTTAGGATAGGAGCACTATGGCAACACCATTCCCATTCGTCGCTGGGGCTGTGCTTACCGCGCAGCAACTTAACGACATACAAAATCTGCCGATTTCAGACAAAACAACGTCGTACACGCTGGTTGCTACAGACGCTTACAAGCGCACAATGATGAACTCGGCAAGCGCAACAACGATTACCGTTAACAACAGCATTTTTACGGTCGGCGATGTCATCCAAATTGCCAACAAAGGCGCAGGAACATGCACGGTCACGGCTGGCGCTGGCGTAACGATCAACACATCTGGTTCACTTGCTTTGGCGCAATATGGGGGCGGCTATTTGCTTTGTTTGTCGGCGTCAACTTTTACTTTTTTTAACTTAGGTGGTCTTGGTTACGGTGCGTTTACTGGTGGCTCAAACATCACCGATGGCGGAGTGACATACAGTTACCTTGGCTTTACCGCGAGCGGTTCGGTGGTCGTAACTCGAGCAGGTTTGTTTGATGTTTTAGTCGTTGCCGGCGGTGCAGGAGCATCTGGCAACATCGGCGGTGGCGGCGGCGGCGGCGGCGTAATTAGCAAGACCGTTTATTTAACCGCAGCAACATACACGGTGACAGTCGGTTCAGGTGGCAGCGGTGGTGTTGGTAGCGCGTCAGGAACATCAGGCAACCCATCCTCGCTAAATGTTTTTGCTGCACTTGGTGGCGGAAAATCAAACTTTAACGCTGTTGGAACTGACGGCGGTTCAGGTGGTGGCGGTTGGGCTAGCGCGGCTGGTGGCGCTGCACAAGCACAACAAGGTTTTGCTGGCGGAACTGGTGGCGCAACTTCTGGCGGTGGTGGTGGTGGAAATACCGCGGTAGGTGCTAACGGTTCTCTTGGGGCTGGCGGTAACGGTGGCGCAGGATTGACCTCAACATTTACTGGCAGTAGCGCTGTTTACGGTTCAGGTGGCGGTGCAGGTGGCAACACAGGTGGAACAGGCGGAACCAATGCCGGCAACGGTGGCGCAAACGCAGCAAACGGAACAGCGGGAACAGCCAACTTTGGCGGTGGTGGGGGCGGCGGTGGAAACTCATCAGGCAACGGCGCAAACGGCGGAAGCGGTTTTGTAGCAATTCGAGCAAAGGTTTGACCATGGCTAATTTTGCAAAGATAAACGGCGATCTTGTAACGGAAGTAATTGTTATTGCTAACAGCGATTGCGGTGATTTGGTGTTCCCAGACAGCGAGCCAGTCGGACAGGCATATATTGCGTCACTTGGTCTTGAAGGCACATGGTTACAAACAAGTTATTCGGGTGCATACCGCGGAGCGTTTGCTGGAATTGGCTACACGTGGGATGCAGTAACTGAAATGTTTATTGCACCGCCGTCAAATCCTGCACCTGTGCCAATGCCAACGGTTAAGAAATGACATGGCCGTTGAGATTGTGGTTTCTGTCATCGGTGGCTGTTTCCTTGTATTGGTTGCTCTCATCGGAAAGATTGGGCAAGACAATAGAAGAGACCACGGAATTGTCCATCAGACGCTGGGAAGAATCGAAGAAAAGATAGATCACCATGTTGAAAATCACAACTAAAGACAAAGCAATGTTTGCCAGTTACCTACGCTCAGTCGTCGGCGCGCTTATTGCTGTTTACTCGACTGGCACAACAGACCCACGTGACTACGGCAAAGGTGCAATCGCAGCTGTCATCCCACCATTGCTTCGATGGGTAAACCCTAAAGACGCAGGCTTCGGGCGTGGCGACAGCCAAAGCTAACCCCAACGCAAGGCCATACACAGGCAACAGCGACGGAGCATCAGCAGGCCCACGTGCCGGCATGAACGAATGGATTAAGCAATCAATCGCTGCATCAAACAACGCTGTCTGGAATAACGGTTCGTGGGGTGTGCGCGATATGCGCGGAAACCCTGGCTCATTGTCCGTCCACGCCACGGGCAGAGCTGTTGATCTGTCGTATCGCAAAACAGAAAAACACGCACAAGCAAACCGCAAAGGCGCGGTCTCATTTATTGACGTTGTAGTCGCTAACGCAAACACGCTTGGCGTCGAGTGCATCCTTGACTATTTTCCTGCACCGTACGGGCGCGCATGGCGTTGCGATCGTCAAGCATGGAAAAAATACAGCAAGCCCACCATCCACGGCGCACCAGGTGGCGACTGGTTCCACATT